AGCGCGCTCTGCTCTTATGAAAGAAGGAGCCGTTGCAAAGGGCGATGGGAAAGATGTAACGCATAAGAATAATAGATCTACGGATAATAAGCGATCTAATGTAAAGCCACAAAGTAAATTTGCTAATCGTAGCTTTAAAAGAACTAGTACTGCTGGAATGGCTAAAAAGAAGAAGAAATAATGAAGACACCAGAAAATGATCAACAAAAATTATTCTTTGATCTTGTTGCAGCAGGTACATCTGTACGGGATGCAACTGTAGAAGCAAATTATACGTATAGATATGGATATGAACTTATAAGAAATTATAAGGAATATCTTCTAGATTGTGTTGAGCAACAGTTAGTGCTCCACGCTGGAAAAGCTGCTAAAATTCTTACTGATGGATTAAGTTCCGAAGGAACTGATATGCATGAGAAGGTCCATACTACTAATGCCAAAGATATTTTGGATCGTATAGGATTAGTAAAGAAGGATCGGCTGAATGTAACAGTCGATAGTTCGAGTGGTTTAGTTATTATACCAAGTAAAATAAATACAAATGACAATAAAGACGAGGAATAGAACTTCCTCAACTGTGCCTTTTGGATATGTTCTGCATCCAGAAAACGATCATTTAATTATTGAGAATGATCAGGATCAGAAAGTACTACAAGAATTACGGGAAAAAGGTAGAACTCTCAGTTTACGTGAGGCATCTCGTTATGTCGAAGCTAATACTGGGCGAAAACTTACTCCTAGAGGTATAAAAAAAATACTAGATAGGAGCTACTAAATTTATTAGGCTTCAAAAATAATGTTATATAAATTTAATAAAGTAAATTAAGGAGATAAATTATGGCGAGTATTACTACTGACCCGCATGAAGCCTACGTGCTTAGAGTAGATTCTGCGGGACTTGATCGAAATGCTACTAATGTTGTAGCTGCTGCTGGTACAGCAGCTTCTGATGCTACTGTTATTACGGCTTTTAATAATATTGTTACAGGTGCCACTGGTGCTGCTGGTGTGGCATTACCGGCTGCTGCGACTAATGCAGGACCGTACACTATTGTAAATGACAATACAAATTACGCTCTGTTGGTTTATCCTGTCAGTGGCGGAAATGATAATATTAATGACCTGTCCGAAGACACGGCCTATTATCTTAGCCCGCGTCAGACCGCTGTATTTTCGGCTACTAGTGCCACTAAGTGGTACGCAGACCGTACTAAGAATCAACCATGCCGAGAAACCCATTTTGAAATCTTTGATGATTTTACAAATGCAGCTATTTCTGTATCTGGCGTTGTGCCTGATAACTGGATTACTTTTGCTGGTAGTGATGGTGATGCTACTGCTGCAGCAACAACTGCTGGTGTACCAGAAGGTATCATTACTATAGGCTCTGGTGATGGAAACAGTACTAATGATGCTAGTGTCCTTAGCTTAATTCTTCTTTCTAAGGGTTCTTTGGTAAGTCTTGGTACTACTGTTATGGAAGCTCGTGTTTCTACTAGTCATGTTACTGGGTGTACTATTAATGTTGGTTTATCTGATAAACTTGCGGAAAGTTCAGAAAACCTACTGCATCTTGCCAATAGTGGTACAGTTGCAGACGGTGGCCTAACCGTAACCAATGTTGCACTGTTCTTGTTTGATTTTGATGCTACTGCCAATACTGTATGGCAAGTTTCATCTGAAAATGCGGGTACAATTGGTGCATCTGCTGCTGAAACATCAACCGGCGTTACTACGACAGCAGATAAATACTATACTTTACGTATTGAAGTTGATGAAGATGGTGATGCTAGGTTCTATGTTAATGGTGTTTTGACTAATACCGTAACCACAGCTGTTGCTACTACATCATTGCTCATTCCGTTTATTGGAATGGATTCCGCAGTTGATGCGCAAACTAATACTGATCTATCAATAGACTACATCTACTTTGCTGGTGCTAGACCTGCAACACAATAACAATAAGGAGTTATCATGAGTACAGGAATGCAAAATGCGATTTCACGGACAAGTCAGTCGTTCGCACAATACTATGATGCGAATGTTCGTGGAAATGTATACACATTCGGTATCAGCAATACACCTCTAGTAGCAGCTAATGCAGTTGCTACTGGAGTAACTGCTACTTCTAAACCTGTTATTGGGCTTTGGAATGACACTGGTACTGGAAAAAATCTAGTAGTACTAAATGCTACTGTTGTTGCTACAACGATAGACGATTCGGCTGTAGCTCCAGGTGGATTTACTTGGTATAAAGATACATCAGAATCATCTATTTCGACTGGTAGTACTCCTGTTAATTGTTCTACTTTAGCATCGTCTGGCTCAGTTGCCAAAGCATTTGCAATGAGTACTGCATTGACTGGTCTTGGTGGAAGTCTTGGAATTCTTCGTCCTTCACCAATTACTATTCTGAATGCTGCTGGTGCAAGTACTGCTATTACTCAGCCACAAGGTGTATCAGAAGATAGAATTGATGGATCAATTATCGTACCACCAGGAGGAGTTCTCTCTCTGATGAATATGCTATCTACAACTACTGTTGATCTTTCAGTTAGTATCACTTGGGCTGAAGAGAATATTACAAGCTAAATAATTGGGGGTGTCCTTATGACACCTCCATTTTATCCATGGTAGAAAAAATTGAAGAGACAAAGAAACGACAGTATAATTTTAGTTCAAAGCATAAAGCTAAGCTTTCTGCTGCAAGAGTACTTAAACGCACTAAAGATGATGCTGTTAAAGCTGCCAAAGCTGCTAAGAAAGCTAAAGATAAATTAGCAGCTTCTAAGAAGAAACTTACTGCTACTAAAGATTTCTCTGATAAGTTATCTGGTAAAAGTAAAGTTGGATATGTAGTTACTGATCTTGAAGACGCTACACCAACTGCTCAAACAATTGTTGATAACCCAGATACAGATGTTATCTTTAGACCAAATGCAGGAGCACAGGAATCCTTCTTAGCAGCGCCTGAAAAAGAAGTGCTCTATGGTGGAGCAGCCGGTGGTGGTAAATCATACGCTATGTTGATTGATCCACTTAGGTATATTCATAATAGAAACCACAAACCGATTCTATTACGTAAGAGTATGCCAGAACTTCAAGAGCTTATTGATAAGTCTCATGACTTATATCCTAAAGCTTTCCCAGGAGCAAAATGGAACCAACAGAAGTCTCGTTGGACCTTTCCATCCGGTGCTGTGTTTATTATGAGCTTCGTGGAGAATGATCTTGATGTGCACCGTTACCAAGGACAAGCTTTTACTTGGATTGGTGTTGATGAGTTAACCCACTATGCTACACCCTATGTTTGGGATTATCTACGTTCTCGTCTTCGTACTACAGATAAAACTATCCAGACGTATATGAGAGCAACAACTAACCCCGGTGGTATTGGTGGTTGGTGGGTTAAGAAGATGTTTATTCATCCTGCTCCGTATAATGAATCTTTCTGGGCAACGGATATTGAGACTGGAGATATTTTACGTTATCCACAGCTTGCAATTGTAGATCAAGAATTACGCGGACTACCATTATTTAAACGACGATTTATTCCTGCTAGGTTATCTGATAATCCATATCTTATGCAGTCGCCAGAATATCTGGCAATGTTATCCTCTCTTCCAGAAGTACAACGAAGACGACTATTGGAGGGAGATTGGGATGTAGCTGAAGATACAGCCTTTCCTGAGTTTGATCATAAGGTCCATACCTGTGAACCTTTTGAAATTCCTAACCACTGGAAACGGTATAGATCTTGTGATTATGGTTATGTAGCCCCTTCTGCTGTTTTATGGTATGCAGTTGCTCCCAATGGAACAGTATTTGTATACAGGGAACTTTACCAAAAAAATTTAGACGCAGATGCACTAGCTGAAAAGATTATTGAACTAGAATGGAATGACCCCGGAATACTTACTGGCCCATTAGATACTGAGAGTTGGGCAGAACGCGGTCAACGTGGACCAAGCATCGCTGAGACTATGATTCAAGCTGGTGTTAGGTGGACTAAAACAGATAAGAGTAAAGGTAGTAGAGTTCGTGGTAAAATTGAACTTCATCGTAGGTTAAAAGTTAATAGTTATACCAATGAAGTTGGAGTAAAGATTTTCAGGAATTGCAGAAATCTAATTAGAATTATGCCTATTCTGCCTCTTGATTCTTCTAATGCAGAAGATGTTGATACTAAGTTTATTGAGGATCACTTATATGATTCATTTAGATATGGTATGAATAATCGTCCATCTTATACTCTATACCCGGACGAACAGAAATACACATTAGAACAACCTACACTAGTAGATACTAAGTTTGGTTATTAAATATGCCAAAAATTTTAGAAGATCTTGTTAAAAAATTATCAAAAAAAGGTAAATCTAAGAGTGCTGCTTATGCAATAGCTACAAGTCAGTTACAAAAAACTGGTAAACTTAAACCTAAAACCAATAAACTAACTAAAACTAAAGCTACAAAATTAAAAACTAAATAAGGATACCTAATATGCCTAATTTTAAAATTGATGATGGTCGCACTGCCGGTTCATTCAATCCAGATATGAAAGCTGGTTATGATCATCGTAATACTAAGACTAAGCCTCTTGCGAAGGGTTATACCAGTAATTTTAGTGAGGCTTATCCCACTAAGAGTGTTGCTGAGAATGATAATGAGTTTAAGCGTATGGCAGAAGATCATTCGCTTGCAAAGGTGTATAAGAAAGCCTCTTATCGTAATGTAACCTAGCACTAACCTATGGATGCTGTAGTAGCATATTCTGGTGGTGTAGAAGGCATCGAACCAGAGGATATAAAAAAGTCTATTAAAGAGCAGGAAAACTCTGATATAAATGTTCCTGCTGTTATAGGTGTAGTCTTAACTCGTTACGAACGAGCCAAGACTGCTAAGCTATCCTCTGAGGCTCGTCATCTAACGGCCTATGAAGATTATCGTGGGATTGTTAATGCTCAACGTAACTTACGTAGAGATGAGAAATCTCAGGTCTTTGTTAAGATTGCCAAGTCTAAAACTTTAGCTGCCTATGGCCAGATTAATGAAGTATTATTTGGTAGTGGCAAATTTCCAATTGGAGTATTTGCAACTGAACGCCCAGAGGGTGTTGCAGAATACGCCCATGTGGCTAAAGAGGATGCACCAGAAGAAGAGCTTACAGAACTAAATCCAGAACTAGACTTTGGTTATCCTGGGGATGGCAAGAGAGAGAATGAAAATATTCCTCCTATGCATTTCCTAGGGGGATTACGTCAGAAGTTTATGGAGGGAGTTGCTAAGTTTAAACCTGGACCTGCTCCAACAGATGAATCACAGGTTAGTCCTGCCAAGGCTTCTGCAATAGAAATGCAGAAAACTATTAAGGATCAACTAACAGAAACTAAAGCATCAAGAGAATTTCGTAAATCTAACTTTGAACTATGTTTATATGGTACTGGAATTATTAAAGGACCATATAATACAACTGAAATTGTCCCTGCATGGCGAATGGTTGTTAGTGAAGATGGGGAAACTGAGAAAGAGTATGAACCTAAAACAAAGTTAATACCTGCTATTTCTCATGTATCTGTTTGGAACGCTTTCCCAGATGCTGGTGCTACTGATTCTTTTGACTTAGATCATTTTATTGAACGTCACAAAATGACGAAGAGTATGCTTCGTCGTCTACGTAAAATGCCATACTTTAATGTAGGTGCTTTGGATACTGCAATTTCTCAAGGTCCAAATTATGTTAAGCAGCACTATGAAAATAGTCTTGGGTATGATGACAATGATGATCAGGTAGAAGAGACACGCTATGAAGTACTTGAGTATTGGGGTACACTAGATAAGTCTATTGCTCTTGAAATGGGTATGGACGGAATTGAAGAACTTACCGAGTTAGACGAAGTACAGGTTAATATCTGGGTATGCAATAATCAATTATTGCGTATGGTCATTAACCCATTTGAACCTGAACGTCTTCCTTATCACTGTTGCCCATACGAACGTGACCCACATGAATTCTTTGGTGTTGGTGTCCCTGAGAATATGGCTGACAGCACTATGCTGATGAATGGCCATGCACGTATGGCTATTGATAACCTTGCTTTATCAGGCAACTTGATATTTGATATTGATGAGTCTGCTCTTGTACCAGGACAGCCTACTGATATTTATCCAGGTAAGATTTTCCGTCGCCAGTCTGGTGCACCGGGACAAGCAATACACGGAATTAAGTTTCCGTCTACTACAACAGAAAATCTTGCTATGTTTGATAAGTGGCGTCAGATTGCTGACGAAGAGACTGGCATCCCGTCCTATAGTCATGGACAAACCAGAGTTCAGAGTACTACTCGTACTGCTGCTGGTATGTCAATGCTTATGGGTGCAGCCGCTCTTAATATTAAGACAGTTGTTAAGAACATTGATGATTATCATTTGAAGCCTCTTGGAGAGGGATTCTATTACTGGAATATGCAATTCAATCCTGATGTACGTATCCAGGGTGATCTAAAAGTTAAGGCTCTAGGTACTGATGCTCTGATGCAGAAGGAAGTTCGTAGTCAAAGGATTCAACAGTTCTTACAATTAACTGGTAATCCTATGTTAGCACCGTGGATTAATCCAGGGCCATTGTTAAAAGAATATGCATATTCACAAGACCTAGATCCAGAAGAAGTTATTAATGATCTTGATCAAGCGAAGGTAATTGCTGAACTTATTGGTAAAGCATCTGCCATGGGTGGTCCAGGTGGTCAGGGTGGACCACTTGATCAAGGTGGACCATTAGGCCCTAGTGGTTTAATGGCTGGTGGTATGGCAGAACCGGGTGGATCAACTGGTACAGGAAATGGTAATATAAGCCCAGCTAATGTAAAACTACCGGGAGAGAGTGGCTTCTCTGGAAATGAAGGAGATAATGGTGGCAATATCCAAGCTCCTCCTCCCCAGCCTCAATAACATAGCCCACTCTCCTGATTGGCCTAATTTTTTGCTCTATCTAGATGAATTAGAAAAATTACAGAGGGGTATTCAAGATACATCCGCTAATAATCAAGACTTATATCAGGCACAAGGGAAAATGAAATTGATTAATCAACTAAGAGCCTTATCTGACACTGTAAAAAACGAATTTGCTAATAACAAACAGGATGATACCCATGGCTGAGCAACAAAGAGGAACACCCCCAGGATTTACTCACTCAGGTGGGATTTCTACTCAGGCGTTTGATCCATTTTATAATCCATCTACAGGAGAGACATGGACGGCTAGTATTGGTGGATTTACGCCAGGACCAGGATGGGTTAGGGGTACTCCACCAGCAGGTACTGAATCACGATATACTCAATGGGTTGCTCCAGAACAAGATGCATCTAGTGGCGATGGTACTATATCACCAGGATCTGCTCAGGCAGTAGCAGCAACGTCAACACCATCAATGGCAGGTGGAGATCAACTAGATACTAACGCTACACAAAATCTTAGAAATCAAGGTATCACAAGTCTAAATGCATACCGTGATGTTAATGGTGGTTTATATTATGCTACCGTACCACGAATTCGTGCTGAAGGTGCAAGGGGTACTGATGGAGGTCGTAGAGCAAGGGTTGCGATTGATTCTGCAGGACCAATAGGTTCATATCCCCAACCGGAAGCACCTACATATCGAGATGCTCAGCCTGGGCCTCCTACTATTTCTACTACTCCTACTCCTGAGTCACAAATAATAGATCGTAGTGATTATCGTCACCCAGAATATGAGGCTTGGGCCCAAGAATATGAATTAGAACAAGCTGAAGACGATAGAGTAGCTGAAGAAATTTATGAAAAGGCAATGACTGATCCTAATAATCCAGATGGAGTATGGGATCCAGAACTTAAACGCTTAAAAGTATGGGGCTGGGTTGATGGTGAAAGAAAGATGATTCTCGCCCCGAAATATGGTGAGTCAAAATCAAGTTTTACTACTTTTGAAGATTTTTTCAATGCTATGCTTGCTGGAGGGATAAATATAGGAAAAGGTATTGAACAAGCTGTTGCTAATATTACAGCTGATGCTGGAGGAGGTCTTGCAAATATATTAGGGCTGGATACAGATCCTGCACGTAGCGCAACTGATGCTCCTTCGGTTAAGACTGCTCCAGAGCAGGAGCTTGGTCCTGATTATAATTTAAAGGAAGGGGAACAAGCTACTACTGGTATTGATATGATTTCTTCAGCAATACCTAATGTTGCTCGTCCCGATATTACAGAAGGACCACTCATAACCGATGATATGTTTGGGAGTGGTCCTCGTCCTGCTCCTGCTCCTGCTATTCTTGGTCCTCGTTCTGGGCCTGTACCTGCTCCTGTACCTGCTCCTGTACCTGAGCCTGTACCTGAGCCTGTACCTGCTCCTATTGCTCCTCCTCCTCCTCTAGTTCCTCGTGCTCCTGAGCCTATAACTGAAGAAGAAGATTATATGGCTTATCAATTAGCTCAAGATGAAGAAGATCAGGAAAAGGCTAGGGCTGAGGCTAGGGCTGAGGCTGATTATGCAGATGAAATGCAAAAGGAGCGTGAGGAGCGTGAAGCTGCTGCCCAAGCTGCTGCCCAAGCTGCTGAGGAGCGTGAAGCTGCTGCCCAAGCTGCTATGGATGATGATCCTTATGCTGATATGGCTGGAGGTGGCCTAGTTAAACGTAATCCTTATAAATATGCTAGAGGTGGGCCAGTTGATAGACTACCTACTGATCTAGAGCCCCGTACTATTCCCTTAGTTTCTAATCCAAATTTACCCCCAGAAGCAGAAGGCCCAGCGCCTAATTATAATTTAGAGGAAGCGAAAAAAGATTATTACGAGAAAAGAAAAGAACGTGAAGACTTTATTCGTACCCGTGAGAATTATAATCAAAAGCTGAAAGAACATGAAGAATTTATTCGTAGTCGTAGAGATTATGAAGATGCGCGTGGGTATGCTGAAGGTGGATTAGTTGATAGACTGCCTGCAGATATTGATACAGATATTGATATTGAAACACCTGCTCTTGCTCCATTAGCCTTTACTCCCGGTTCTAGTGCAGGATCAGAGTCACAAGATCCACCACTACCGAATTATAATTTAGCAGAAGATAAAAAAGATTTTTACGCGAAACAAAAAGAACGTCAGGATTTAGTCCGCGTTCGTGAAAATTACGCAGAAGGTGGCTTAGTCAATAGACGGTCTAAGGAAGGAAAATCTCCACCCAATGCAGGGGTTGCAGACGATTTACTACGCAACCTTTCTGAAGGGGAATACGTAATTCCCAAACACATAGTTGATCATTTTGGAGAGAAGTTTTTTGAGGACTTACTGGAGACTATCCCACCCCCTAAGAAAACACTTGTTCAACTAAGAATTTAACACAATAGTTTGGGAGGCTACCCAGTTGAATTAAATTGGCCCCTCTCTGAGAATATTTCTCGTGGCTACCCTACTATTGGCCCCACATGGAGAATATAAAATGTCTAATATAGAACGTCAAATGTATAAGAGTGCCGACCAGTCTGAAGCGGAACAAGATGATAATGTTGTCTTAACTACTCGTGGAGGATATGTTAAAGCTACTCAAGAAACAGAAGAACAGAAAGAAGACAAGCAAATTGCCGCCGCTGCTAATGATCAAGAGTTAGGTAAGGCCGAAAAGACTTGGGCCTCACGTTATGCTAACCTTCGTAAGTTCTCAGCAAAAGAAAAAGCGGACATTGAAAATAAGTACCAGGATGAATTAGCCACTATGAGGGCTAAACTCGATGAGACTACCCCATCTGGGCCTCTCTTAACTGATGAAGCGTTGCAACAATTCATTACCGATCAACCTGATGCCTATAATCTTGTTAATAGTCTGATCCGAAGAGAGTCAGTAGAACGCGACAAAGAAATTGCGAAGCTTAAAAACACTCTTATAGAAAAAGATAATGAATCTAAGCGTAGTGCGGCAGAGAAAGCTTTATTGCGTAGACATTCTAATTGGGAAGAGATTACTACAAGTGATGCTTTCCATGAATGGGCAGCAAGTAAATCTCAAAAGACACAAGACGAGATTTATGAAAACCCAGATGATGCAGGTTTGTTATCAGAAAAAATTGACTTCTATTTAGCTGAAACAGGTTCAAGCGGCAAGACCAGAAACAATAATGTAAATAAAAAAGCCGCAGCTTCCCTTGTACCAACAAATAGCGGACAATCCGTTAAAAATTCACAAGGGCGAGTTTATAAACGATCTGAGATTCAGAACATGACTCAGGGACAATATGAAGCTCTCGAAGATGACCTTAATTTGGCAATTAAAGAAGGGCGGATTATTAATGGATAATTTAATTAAGGAGAAATAAAAATGACTGTAGCTAATACAGGAGGATGGAACAATCTGCCATCAGGTAATTTCATCCCTGAAATCTACTCTAAAAATGTACAAAAGTTTCTTAGAAAAGTTGCTGTTGTATCAGACATTACTAACACCGATTATTTCGGTGAAATTGCTAACTTTGGTGATACAGTTCGTATTATTAAAGAACCAACCATTAGTGTTACGGCTTACACACGAGGGTTGAGCCTAAATACTGAACAACTTGCTGATGATCAGCTAACCTTGACTGTTGATCAGGCAAACTATTTCCAGTTTGCTGTTGATGACATTGAAGCTAAGGTTGCCCACATTAATTGGACGGATATGGCAATTGGGTCTGCTGCGTACTCGCTACGTAACACCTTTGACTCAGCTGTTCTTTCCTATATGCGTGGTCAGGCTCCATCAGGTAATATTGTCGGTTCTGACTCTGCTACGTCAACTGGTGATATTACTTCTACATCTGCTGCTATGGACCTTGGCTATGGTGCTGGTGAGGTTTCCCCTCTCCGCATGATGGCTCGTGCCCGTCGCCAACTTAACGATCAAGACGCACCAGAGGATAACCGTTGGTTCGTTGCTCCCCCAGACTTCTGGGAAATTATGGAAGACGAAAACTCGAAACTTTTGGATCGTGACTTCTCAAGCGATAGCGATTCTAAACTTCGTAATGGCCGCGTAACCGAAGGACTTATCCGAGGTTTCCGCTGCTATATGTCCCGAAATCTACCGGCTGCAAGTTCTGCAACCAATTCGATCCTTTTCGGTCATATGTCGTCTACTGCAACTGCATCGCAGATTGCAAAAACTGAAGTGCTTCGTTCAGAAGATTTCTTTGGGGACAAAACTCGTGGTTTGCACCTTTTTGGTCGCAAGACGCTGCGTACCGAGACTCTAGGTACTGGCTACTACGTGATTGACTAATAGATAGGAAAGGAAAATAAATTATGGCTACAATTGCTGCAGCCGCCCCTACTGCTGGTCAACCAGCGTCGGCGCGGACTCCATATATTCTTGAAAAAGTCGTAGACTTTGCTGTTATTGCTGCGGCAGTAACAATTGGTACGACTGATACAGTACAGGTACTGAAACTTCCAGCTTCTACCCACGTTAGTGGTGCTGGTTACGAAATCCTGACTGCCGAAACAACTAATACCTCTGCTCAGGTTGAGCTTGGTGATGGTGTTGATCCTAATAGGTTTGTTGCATCTACTACAATTGCTGCAACTGGTGTTAGTGCATCAGTGGCTACTACGTCTGCCCTTGGGCATACGTATGCATCAGCAGATACTATTGATCTGTTAATCTCGGTTGATGATCCTACTAATGCTAAGCTCCGAGTGTGGGCTATCTGTAGTGACATTAAACCTGTTGGAAATACCACTGATAATTCGACTTGGGCCTAAATAAGAAATGGATAAGGGAGGGGGGTAATTCCCCCTCTCTAATCTACTAATGGCGACAATAGTAAACAGAATTTCAGGGCAACAGCTGGCGCAGTCACGTCCATCGACTACTACTGCTGCCTCTATATATGCCCCTAGATCTCAATTTAGAATTGAGATACGTAAGTTTGTAGTATGTAATACTTCTGGAGATGCTGCAACCTTCAGAATTTTTCACGACGATAATGGTTCTACATATGATGAAACTACTGCACTGTTCTGGGATAGTCCCATTGATGCAGGTGAGACAGTAACAATAGAAGAAGAATTTTGGATGATTGGTAGAAGCCAAGGTAATGTTGCAGTTAGAACAAGTGTTAGTAATGCCTTGACTTTTACAGTCTATGGCGCAAGAGATAAGACTGGCTAATGCCTATTTGGCGCACGGGGAAACCCCGTTCAGCTATTGCTCGTGATCCTACAATCGTTGATAAGGGAAATATTGAGCGATCCGCTGTCTTTGATTATGATGTAGGAAGTAAACAAGATGATACGAATGAGTTACTTAAATTAGTTGTACTACATTTAACATCTATAACAAATGAAGATTTTAACACTGAAGATACAAAAGGATTAATATAATGAAATTAGAAGGTGCAACTGGCGGCAACGTCCTTAATGTTGATGTAGACGGTCGTGCCGAAACTACATCAGTTATCCAAAATTCTCTTGAACATTATTCAGAAAGTGGTGACTCATGGGCGTGGTCTAACGTAACGTATGACCCAGATGCTGCAGATACTATTATTCTTGTTCAGAATACACATGCAACTAAAAATTTGCATATTTCGCAAATTGAATTTGTTTCTGATACAGCTAGTGAAGTTACTGTTCACTTAACAAATGGTGCTACTTTTACCCCTACTGGCACAGCAATTGTTGCTACAAATTTGAATAACAATGTTGGCGGTATTGCATTTGCTACAGCTAAAGGTGATGAAACAGCTAATACTCAAGGTAACATTGTATTTCATACAAAAGTATTAGCTAATACTCCTAATCAGTTTGATATGAAAAATGCTGTTGTTCTAGGAAATAATCAATCTATCGGCGTTGATCTTGTAACGGCAGCGACTGCTGCTTTTACCACTATCTGGGGTTACTACAAGTAACAAAAGGAAATTAAATGGCTACAACTTTTCTTACGTTAACCAATAATGTCCTTAAAGCTATTAATGAACCTAGTCTTACATCCACTACTTTTCCTACCTCTGTTGGTATTCAACTTACAGTACAGAATGATGTAAATCAGGCTATCAAAGATATCATAGGAGCAGAACTTGAGTGGCCATTTAACTATGCTACTCGTTCTGATACATTGATCCCGGCTACTGGTACAATTGCGTTACAAACAAATCGTACAGTTGACTGGGATTCTTTTTATATTCAACCTATTAATGAAGTTACTAATGGAGAGTTTACTTCTAATATTACTAGTTGGACTGCTATTAATGCTGGCTCTGGTGCTGCTGCATATACTTCTACAGGAAATGGTCGTGCACGTTTAACTGGTGATGGAACTGATATTGGTGGCATTACCCAGTCTATCAGTACAGTGATTAATAGAGAATATAATGCGTTGTTTAGACATCTTTCTAATGCAGTTACTGTTAGAGTAGGTACCACGTCTGGTGGCACAGAAATATCCTCGACAGAATATGCTTTAGGTGATGATGGTGAAGGGGAACTTAAAGAGTTTTCTTTTACAGCTACAGCTACTGCTACATATATAAGTTTCACTAATACATCTACTACTGCGGTTGATATTGACTTCATTCGTATTCGTGAGAATAGAGAAGGCCAAAAACTTACCTTTAAGTCTCTAGATGTATGGAGAGAATTGCAACAGGGACAAGATAATGTTCCTAGTACATCTCAAATGGGATATCCTAATTTTGTATATGAAACTCAAAATGATTATTATGGTATCACACCTTTACCTAATCAGGGTAACTGGGAAGTTTCCTATGACTACTGGACTATTCCCGCAGAACTAACAGTTCATGGCAGTGAGATGATTATTCCTGATCAATGGGCTTGGGTAGTTGTTGAACAAGCTAAGATGTATGCATTTGAGCATTTGTCTGATCCTTCATTTCATGACCGTTCACAAAATAGAGCCGCGCAAGGAATAAAACGAATGCGTATCGAAATGATTAACCGTAAAGATGAAATGACTTCTCGTATGAGTGCTAGATCTGGTCATCATAATAGTATATTTAGTAGTTAATGCCTTATACTGGCCAAGCTAAATTTCTTGAAGTAGCGTGTGGTGGTGGTTTACTACTAGATCACAGCAGTAAGGATATGCCTTACGGCGCTGCTATAATATTACAGAACTATGAAGCCAATATAGCAGGTGGCTATCGTCGCATGAGTGGCTTTAAAAAATATGATTCTAATGCACTTACAGGTTCTGGTAATGTATTAGGTATTACTACATTAGGTACTAATGTTATTGCCTGTCGTGGGGCTAATGTTCAATATGGTTCTGGATCAGGTTGGACTTCTATTACAACGGGCCGTACTTCTACTGGTAGATATCACTTTGATAAGTTCAATTTAAACGGTACTGAAACAATTATTATGGCCTCTGGTACAGCAGGAACAAACCCTGCTGCTACGTGGGATGGATCAACTTACACCTTAATGAATGGTGCACTCGGTAGTGGAGAAGGTACTGCACCTACTAATCCTACTGATGTAGTTGAGCATAAAGATCATTTCTTTTACCTTCAAGGTAATACAATAACAGTATCTGCACCATTTGTACCAAATGATTTTGATCCTGCTAATGGTTCTATGGAGTTTATAGTACCTGATACTGGGGTAAAGCTTAAATCTTTCCGTGATGAACTATATATTTTCTGTGCAAAATCAATTTATAAATTGATAGGTGATAATAGAGAAAATTTTGCTATTAAAGATGTTGCAGACGATATTGGGTGTGTTTCTGGATGGACAATTCAGGAAGTCGGTGGTGATCTAATCTTCTTATCCCCTGATGGATTACGTCCTGTTTCTGGTACTGCCAGAATTGACGATATTAACTTAAGTTCTATTTCAAAGCAAGTCCAAGAACGTATTAGAGGATTAGGTGAAACAAACTATGTCTTTAGTTCTAATCTAGTTAGAAATAAAAGTCAGTATCGTCTATGGTGGTCTGCAAAAGATGATGCAGAAGCTGGCATAAGTCTTTTAGAGGCAAATAGCCCTGGTCTTATTGCTGTATTAAAAGGGGCTGCTGGAGCAGAAGGTACAGGATGGGAATACTCGGATATGAAAGGTATTAAACCCTCATATGCGACTAGTGATTATATCGCTGGTGTTGAGACTGTATTACATGGTGGTTGGGATGATGGATTTATTTATCAACAGGAAGTTGATATTACTGGTACCGGGTTTGGTGGCGGAACTATTCCTTCTATCTGGCGCTCTTCTGATATTATTATGCAGGATTCAGGAATACGTAAGCGTCCTAAACACGTTACCCTCAATGTTAAATGGGAAGGCTATATAGCTCCTAAATTAGATGTTGAGTATGATTTTGGTAATACGGCTATTGCACAGCCCGCCGCTTATACAATTACTACACCAACACATATCTCTACTTATGGTTTTTCGAGTACAACATATGGAGGAACTTCTGTGTACTCGCTAGATCCAATGGCACTAGATCGTTTATGGGTAGAAGGATCAGGATTTGCAGTGGCCCTTAAAATTACAGATACCAGCACTAATTCATCATTCACTGTTCTAGGATTTCAAATAGAATATACAGAAGGAGGCCGTAAGTAAATGGCAGTCTATAGCGCACGACAAAGTACATATGTTGATGGGGATGTCATCACAGCCGATGATTCAAATGATGAATTTGATACGATTCTTGCGGCATTCCATGCTACAACCGGACATCCACATGATGGTACTGCCGGTGGGGGACCACTATTAGTTGCGACTGGTGCTCTCAATGTAGGCTCAATTACTTCTGGATTTGGAAATATTGATAATGGAGCATCTAACATAACTTCAGGCGGTTTAGTTAAACTTGATGTTGATGCCGATGCTGATGATGTAACTGGCGATAGTGCTACCGGACGCTTGACGTTAGGTGCAGGTGAAGACTTGAATCTGTATCACGGCGGAACAAATTCTTATATAGTAAACGATACTGGAGATTTAATTCTTGATACCGCTGGTGATATCGTTCTTGATGCTGATGGTGGTGATATATTCTTTAAGGACGCTACTACAACTTTTGGTTCTGCTACTAATACAAGCGGTAATCTAATCCTTAAATCTGGCACTACAACCGCACTAACATTTTCTGGAGCTAACGCAACTTTTGCCGGAACTGTGACTATTGGTAGTGCTGAAATTAGTGAGGCAGAGCTAGAAATTCTTGATGGTGCTTCGGTAACAACGACTGAGTTAAATCTTATTGACGGAGATACTGCCAGAGGTACTACCTCACTAGCCAGTGGCGATGGTATTCTTATTAACGATGCTGGTACAATGCGTATGACCAATGTTGATACTGTATCTACATATATGGCATCTTCTAGTGTTGGTGGTGGAAGTATTGTAACAGTTGGGGCTTTAGATAGTGGTTCAATTACCTCTGGATTTGGTACCATTAATACTGGTTCTTCCACAATTACCACTACTGGTGCTATTACTGGTGGAAGTGTAGTTGCAGATGATATTAATCTAAACGGTAAAGTCATAGTGATGACTGGTGATACAGACGATACCGTTACTATGACAGCTGCCGCAAATGGTGCATTTTCTCTTGTTACAGTTGATGATGCTGCTGCTGCAGGTAATATTCAGATAACAGCAGATGGTACGGTAGATATTGATTCAGCAGGAGTATTAACTCTAGATTCTGGAGCAGCGATCAATATTGAACCTGCTTCTGGTTCAGCAATTTTATTAGATGGTACAATTAGTGTAGACGCAGGTGTTGTTACAGGTGCAACTAGTATCACATCTACTGCATTTGTAGGTACTTTATCAACGGCTGCACAAGCTAATATAACAAGTGTCGGTACACTAACGGGACTCACTATAAGTGGGGCGCTAATAAAGTCTGTCACCAATTCCATCACGGCTGGCTCTACACAATCACAAGCTGGAGCAACTGCATTAACGACAGACATCAACCGTGTCACCGTGTCAGGCACGGACGGCGACGGTGTGAAGCTACCTACAGCAGTTGCCGGAGCGAAGGTTGAAATCATCAATGATGACGCGGCTCAGACAATCCAGATTTGGCCTGCGACTGGTGACGCTATCGACGGTGGTAGTGCTAACGCGGTTGATGCAAACACCTTGGCTCCTGGTGGCGACCGTACATACTTTAGTGTTGACGCGACCAACTGGTACACCAAGTCGAGTGACGAACCCGCAGCTAGTGCTACGGTAGCGGGAATTGTGGAGCTAGCCACTACTGCTGAGACTACTACTGGCACTGACGCTGCCCGTGCCGTAACTCCCGATGGGCTGCATGACATGACCAGCCTGTCTGGTGCTGCTTGGCTGCTGGACGAAGATGCCATGGGCTCTAATTCCGACGTGAAGGTCGCCTCCCAGCAGTCCATTAAAGCGTATGTCGATGCGCTGGGGGTTACTAGTAGCGGCAGTCCAACATTCACCGGCCTGACGACCACCGGCCATACACAGCGGTCCCTGGCTACGAGTCTTACTGCTGGAACTACACAGACCATGGCTGGGGCTCTGGCCTTAACCAAAGATATTAATATCGTGACGGTAGTTGGCAGCGACGACGACGGGGTTGCTTTGCCGACTGCTGTGGCGGGCAAAGAAGTCACGATCATAAACTCTGACGCTGCCCAGCGGCTCCAAGTTTGGCCTGGGAACGGCTTCTCGGACACGATTGATGGCGGCTCTGCTAATGCAGTGGATGCGAATACGTTAGCTGCGGGGGGCATACGGACTTATGTGGCAGACGGTTCGACCAATTGGGTGACGGCCACCGCTGAAGGGTCAGCATTTGATCCTGATGGCGCGGTCACGATCAACAATTCCGGTGCCTCCGTTGATTTTATCGTTAAGAGCGACGCTGCCAACGCCATTTTTGTGGACGGTAGCCAGGACGCTATCTCCTTCGGCGGTGCCAACGTCGACGGTACCGCGCTCACGTTCAACAACCTCACTAAACGTACAGCGATAACGAACGTGGGGTTCCAAGCCCACATGCCAAACCAGACAACGAATTTTGATACTGGAAGTTCAACAATCGGCGGTGGTTATGGTATGCGCATTGGCGTTCAGACTTGGACTAACGACAATGCTACGCTGACAATAACAAACCCAGCGGGATTGCAGGTCCACGCTCCTGTCGCCAGCACAAACGTCGCGTTCACGAACGGTCCCTACGCAATTTTTGCAGCGGCGAAATCTCGAATGTCTGGCGGAGTCGAAATTACCTCTGGGTCAGTCCTAGATAATTACACAGAAGGTTCATGGACACCGACGCTCCACTTTCACACGACAGCGGGCAGTCACACTTACGGCGCACAATCTGGCTATTTCGTGCAAATCGGCCAGTTAGTCGTCGCGTCTTTCCAGGTTGTCTTAACCAACCTGGACACATGCTCTGGCATCATGGGAATCAGTGATATTCCCAGGGCTGTGTTGGCTCATACGGATATGGGTTGGTCCGGTTTTTTGGGTTACTACGACAACATCACAGCTAACACTAACAAAGATCATCTTGTGATGGTCGCAGGGCCGTCTGATTCCCAATTCCGACTTTATGAAAACGGCATTGGGGCCACCGCCTCAATCACCGATGCAGATGCGGCCAACGACACTCGCCTCTCGGGTGTTCTAGTTTACATGACAGCAGTAAATACATAGGAGCAATACATGCCAGTTTATACAGAAGAAATCGAAGAACACATTGCCATCGCGCCTAACGGAAATGTGACTGTGGACACATTCACAATCACATTTAAGGATGGAGTGCCCATTGGAAAATCACCACCCCATGCCGTTTCATTAAACCCTGGTGCCGCCACGGACACGCAATCGGACAATATAAAAGCAATCACCGCAGCGGTGTGGACGCCAGAAGTCATTGCTAAAAGCAAAGAGGTTGAAGCTGCAAACATAGCCAAAGAGGGGGGGTAAGGACTGATTGTAAGCGTGAAGTGTAAGGGCTAATCCCATGAATATTGATGATATTTCAAAAACGTGATGAGATTCCATGATCGACGAATCATTCTTTCAGACAGCCGTTGCCGAATACGGGATGGCGACTACCCTTTTATTAGCGATGGTAGCGGGCATGGGATATGTGATTTGGAAGCGGCTACTCCAACAGCCAAAGACAAATGATAAAAGTAGTGTCTCTGCTGATAAGACAAATTCTATAATGCAAGCAATCAGTACCGGCGACAAACACTTACGCACTGTTATTGATGAAAATGCAAAAGAAGGTAGGCAAATTAGTGAGAGTTTGAGAGATGACCTAGATGTCACCTGCCGTGAACTTAAGAGTGATATAAAGTCTATCAGTGATGATGTAAAATCAGAAGTACAGACTCGTCGTATGGATGTTATATCTCTGCATCAGAAGATAGATGCCGACAAAAAAAGAAAGTAATTATATATGCCTGAGCAAGAAACAACACCTGTAATTAATCCTAATGCTGATCCTACTACGGGTATTCAGATTCCTGCTAATGTTCCGTCTGATGAATGGTTAGCTCAACAGGTTGTTAGTCCTGTTATGCCGGGTATGGCAGTACAGGCACCTGTCCAACAAACCATAGATGAGGAGAAAGAATTACTACAGCAGACTACTGGGCAAATACCAATAACACCAGAGGCGGAACGTGCTCCTGTAGCTGCAGCAACTCCTACAACTGGGGCAACTCAAGCAGTAGCTCAGCAAGAAAATATTGAAATAGAGCGTGTACAGGCAGATCAGGGAGTTGCTCAAGAGGGTAATGTAACGCCTCTAAGCACCGTCAGAGGACAACTAGAGCAGTTGATGGGTGATGTAGAGTCTGATGACGCTCCGTGGGCTGACGAGGCTGTGAGGCGTGCTAATCAGGCAATGTCGGCTCGTGGTATGGGTAATTCCTCTATAGCAGCTGCAGCAATTACTCAGTCAGTCCTAGAAGCTGCTATGCCTATTGCTCAGTACGATGCAAGTGTCTATGGAAATATGAATATCCAGAACCTTCGTAATCGTCAGGAAACCATGCTTAGCAATACTGCTGCTTCTAATGTAGCTAAAAATATGAATGCTAAGACTGCTAATGAAGTTCAGATGTTTATGAATACTATGAGAGATGGCGTACTCAAGTTTAATTCTACACAGCATGATGCAATGTCTAAATTTAATGCTGTTCAAGGCACTGAAGTTTCTAAATTTAACGCTGCCGCGAATAATGTTGCTAATCAATTTTACGCCCAAATGGATGATGCTGCTGAGAAATTTAATGCAACCAATACGCTTGCAATTTCTAAGAGTAATGCTGAGTGGCGCAGAACTATTAATACAGCAAATACTGCTGCCGTCAATACATCTAATATGGTCAATGCTCAGAATGCATTTAATATGTCGCAGCAAGCTATGGCTGATCTGTGGCAGCGTTCTAGGGACGTATTCAACTGGGCTAATCAATCAGCAGACAATTCAAAAGATAGGGCTTTCCAAATGGCTATGTATTCTATGCAGAGAGCAGACTATATGGCGGATATGTCTACCCAAGATAAAAATAATCTTTGGTCAGGTGTTGGAAATTTTGCATATAGTCTCTTTGAAGATGTCTTAGAAGATACGAATTGGTTTGGAGAATAATATTATATACATTTACAGAGAATTTGGAGAGTAAATAATGGGAATATTTACAAATATTATAGGCGCTCTTGCTGGCCCACTTGTTACAAATGTAGTTGGTGGTATATTTGGTCTTGATGGGGAAGATAAAAAAAGCAGTGATGGCAAGCCCAGATTAGTGGCAAAACCTGAACCTCCCAAGGCATTTAAAAGCCGTGAGATAAAGGACTTTAGTCCTAGATCCTTTGCAGGGGACCGTAAAGATGCTCCGATTGCTGGTGCCGTTGCTGCTTTACGCAGCATAAGTCCATCTGAAAGAGAAACACGGTACTGGTCAGCAATATTTGCTGATGCCAAACGAAAATCGGAGATTGGATAATGGCTGAAAATCCTTTTGATATTCTAGGAGATATGGAAGCAGCAATGCCACCTATGCAAGAACCTGCTATACCTCCTACTGAAATGGATCAGAATACTAACTTTAAACAGTTTGATACTCCCATCCCTGGTCAGTCCTTAACTGAGACACCTGGGAATGCTAAATATGAGCAGCCCCCACAGTACACTGAGTTAACTGATTTCATGGATTATATGTTTAAATCCATGAATAGAAAAAATGTTCGTAGGGATTTATTGCGTATGCTAGATGCTGGTGTACCTGTGAAAATACTTATTGAGCCAATTATTATGCAAGCTGTAAGTGAAGGTAAAATTAGTATGGATCTTGCTGTTATGTCGCTTCAACCATTAGCGACAATGATTTATGGCATGGGAGATGCTGCAGGAATTAATGTAGTGTTTCAGGAAGATAAACAAGAAATAGGCTTAGATGCCCGTCCCTTTGAAAAGGCATTTAAGAAAAAGCGTGAGGATACAACTCCACCTAAATTACCTGAAACCAAAAATAATCTAGTAGCTAGGAGAACAATGTAATGGGTGCAGGAACAGCGTTTCTAACTGGGTTTGTTGATGCGGCTAATCAGAGTCGTTATGAAAAGCGTATGGCTGAACATGAACAGTCTATCCAAGACCGTGCGGATTTTACGTGGAAAGAACGTGATGAGGAAGCGAGAGCTAGGGCTCTAGAAGATCAAAGAACTGAACGGGAGTTTAGAGAAAGAACTGCTGCTACGCTAGCTGAGACACAGACTGATGCTACTGCACTGGCTAGGACGCATGCACAAGAAGATCAAAGAATAGCTGACGAACAAGCTACAGAACAATTAACTGAGACACTTCTAGCACTAAATCCAACATATGCTGACAATCCAGAGGCTCTTGCTAGGGCACTTACATATGGTGAAGATGGACTCGCCATGTTTACCCATAGAGGGTCTAGATATGACCCAGATGGTTATTTGATTTCAAGCGAGGACATCCTCGACAGAGACACAGAAGCATTTGTTAGAGCCAATGCTCCAATATCTTGGAGAGGTAATGAGGATGCGTGGATGTTGACAGAAGCAGCTAAAGAGTTTGGGGAAATGGTAAGGAAAGAAGGTGGTAGGTCTGGGCGTGTTGCCTTTAATGATGCTCGGATGCGTTTTGAAGATACTATCGGTGAGGATGGTGTCAGGACTGGTGCACGTATTGTACGTCCAGCTGCAGAGGGTCCAGAACAGTATAGACTAACTGCTGCTGATAATGAGGACTTTATCACGCTAAAGAGACAAGCGTATAATAGTTTCAATAGCATTATGAAACTTACTCTAGACGAAAATAACGTGCCCCTCACACCAGGAGTATATACATCTGTTGTAGAGGGAGTAACCGGACTAGCTGCTGCAGCGTACAGTAATGCACAAACCCAGCGTATTGCAGGAACTAATCCAAGCCTTTCATTTGACACTACATTTAAAGCTATGTTTGGAAAGAAACATGAGGATCTACGACAACTTGATGACGCGCATTTAGCAATTGGTGCTAATGCTATAGCGGCCTATGTTGCTGACCCCACATCTTTGTCTAATTTACCTGCAGCTGAGTTACTAAAAATATATGAAAACATACGTGTCAGGAACAAGGTGACACTTAATGTTCCGAATGTGGATCTTACTGAGCAACGCGGCACTTTTGTATTAAATGATATTCTGCGTGACATAGAGGCTAATCCTGGGTTTATTACTGAATATGGTAGTGATGAGCAGAGAGCAGCACTTGCGGAACTTACTTCTACTATTACTCCTGTTGTTCCTGCTCCTGCTCCTCCTGTTGCTGGTGGGCCTGGCCCTGCTGAACCTGCTGCTGCTTTTGTTGACCCCGATAAGCTATATAGTATTACTAATGGAATTAGCACCACTATAAACACAGACGGAAAAGTCCTTTATTCCTATGATAATGAAGAAGGACAAAAGAAAATGAATGCTGCAGTTGAGGCATTTACAGCACATATAGAAGAACAAAAAGGTAAAACTATTAGGCAGGCTATAGGATCTCAACGGAACTTACAGTGGTTTATTGCAAAGGAATTTGGACTTAGAAAAACTTATGTGGGTAATTATCGCCAAAGAGCAAAAGCTAATGAGAAGAGAACTAATGCTATTGCTCAATTAGAAGAGCAATGGCGTAGAAGCATGGAGACACGATAAATGGAGTTTAAGTCTATGGCGCATTTACTCCCAGAGAATAATACTCTTGGATTTAGGCGTAGACAAGACGAAGAGGACAAGCCCTGGAGCTTGCCTGGTGAATTTGTTCGTGCCGTTGGTACAGGAGCGCGGGCTACTGCCCAAAGTATTGCGGAACTACCTAAAATTATTCCTGGTATAGACTATGAAGTAACCGTTCCTGAGTTTACTGAGCGTCCTCAGACCGTTGGTGGGGATATTGCAGCTGCAATGGTGCAGTTTGCCGTGCCATATGGTGTGGTTCTTAAAGGTATATCACTAGGTTCTAGACTATTTGGAGCAGGTCGTGCTGCTCGTACTGCTGCTGAAGCTGCCCGTGCTGCTCAGGTTGCGAGTTCCGCTCGTACTGCAGAAGCTATTACTACAGCCCCAAAGGTTGGACAAGCTGCGGAAGTAGCTCGTAAGGCTACGTTACTTGATGATGCAGTAGTACCTATACCTTTAACTAAGAGACAAAAACTAGTTAAGTATGCTGGTGCCGGTGCTGCCGCAGATTTTATTGCTTTCTCTCCTAATGACCCAACTCTTGGTAATTTCATACAGGGGTTAGGTGGTGATAAGATCCCTGTTATCAATGCAATCAGTGATCTTCTGGCCACAGATGAGGACGACTCAGATGCCCTTAACCGTTTCCGTCATGTGATGGAAGGTCTTGGACTAGGTGCTGCTGTTCCTATGGTCTTTAAAGGATTGGGCAAGGGCCTGTCTTTGTCTGGACAAGCTATTGACAAGGTTACACCGTATGCTAAAGATGCTCGTGGCAGACCTGTGTATAAGCAAGATGTTCTTGTCAAAACGGAACCTAGAAAGAAGAAGGATGGCACCCCAGACTTACGCTTTAAACAGAAGCCGCCTCAGTATGAGAAACGTCAAATTAACATAATTGAGTATCGTAGAGATAAACTAGTAGGTGCTCTGGATAAAACTATACAGAACTTTGTTGATAAAAGCCACGCTGTGCGTCTTATTGATGAAGCGTATGAGAAGTTTAACCCTAACAAACCTCATGCATTAAGGAATGGCCTTAATGCATGGAAAGAACGGCGTATGCTTGTTTCTATAGAGGAGCAACAGATAAGAGCATATAATGACGGATTCTATAGAACTGGTATTGACGGCGTACCTGTTAGGTATAGTAACCATAAAAGTATGAAGGAAATTGAGCAAAATATTGTTAAGGTGGCTGAGCTTTCTCCTACTACCAGACAAGAGACTATAGATCTTCATCAAGACTATTTGTATGCTGTCCAAGCAAAACAACACAAAGCAACTAAGAAGTTGTCTGGTCTTGATGATGAAAAAATTAAAAATACTCTTGCCCGTGTAGAGGCATTACCATCTAATATTAAAACTGCTTTTGAAACAAGTGTTAAGGATCTTAAAGATTATAATAATGCCGCATTAAGACTGCTTCTTGATGAGGGTATTATTGATAAGGCTACCTTTGATAATATTGGTAAAGTTAAGGTTGGTAGGAAACTAGAAGATAGACTGTGGATTCCTATGCTTAGACAAGGTGATGATAGAGCTATTGAATTAGCTCTGGCTTCTTGGGCACCCACGATTCCCAAAGGTAGTAAGGTGTCCATCAGTAGGGCTGATCTATCTAAATTATCTCAAGCAGAGTTAAGAGAATATAACATAGAGAACCCATTAAATCAGGCGTACAATAACCTTGAGTTGGGCTATGATCACATTATTAAGTCAGTTGCTGAGAACCGTGCTAAGAGAGCTATGTACGACACTATTATTGAGCTTGGAGAACAGGGAACAAAATGGGCTGTGAAATCTACTAAAGTCGTTACCAGGAAGGATATTTCTGGTAGAGGTATAAAGGAGTTATTAGGTAAGCAAGGTGGCGCACTTAAAGATACTCTTAATGACAGTGATATCTTTAAGATGTTTAGCTCTAAGTACGATATCACAAATAAAACTGATATTATTTACCGAGATGGTAAGGCAGAAGTGTGGGATATTAAAGACCCACTTCTTATGGATTCTCTTCAGGCCATGGGGCCACAGCTTACTAAGGATTTTACCCGTTTTTATATGCGGTGGGGTGGTAAGTTTAAGAATTTTCTGACACGTATGGTCACGTCTTCTCCCACATTCTTTTTTGGTTCAAACTTTGCACGGGATACCCTATCCGTTGGCATACTTATGAAAGGATTTATACCTTTTATTAGTTCCTACAGGGGTCTATACCACCAGTTACGCAATACTGATATTGCTAAACGGTTAGAGGTTTCTGGCGGAACATTTGGCAACAGAGCATATACTGATTTCGGTACTAGTAAAGAGTTTCAAGGTAGAAATGCTTCTCGTATCCACACCATTGATGGGCCTAAAGGTCTTACGAAAGTTGTTGGGTTCATTGATAAATGGACATCTAAATTTGAAATGGCTTCTCGTACAGAAGCGTTTCGCTTGTTCACCAAGCAGGGATACTCAGATAACGTAGCTGCGTTCAAGGCTAGAGAGATTGCTGTGGACTTTGCACAGAGTGGTAGTAGCGCAAACTTTAGACTTGCTACTTCTACCGTTCCATTTTTGAATGCAAGTATTCAAGGTTTAAGTCGTACCCTACGTGCGCTTGGAGGTAAGAAACTTACTGGTAAAAAGTTAACTGCCGAAGAAGTAGAGGAAGTAGGACGTGCATGGACAAACATGATGGCCGTAACGACAGTAGGTGGCGTTCTACTACCTATGGCACATTATACAAGTTCAGATGAAAGCATCCGTACTACATACGACGAAATTCCTAAGTACTTAAAGGATACAAACTTTGTATGGGTTACCCCAAAAATTGATGGGGTAAACCAGATTATATTACTGCCCAAGCCTTTCGACTTTGGTATCATCCCCACTATTGCTGAGAAGTTTCTTGATGAGGAATTCATTGAGTCTGATGCAATGGTTGTCAGGGAATACTTGCGTACAGCCTTTCTTAATTCTACCCGCTTAGGTGACGCTTCGTTAGCCCCACAGTTTATTCGTCCTTTAATAGAACTAAAAATTAATAAGAAGTTTACTGGTGCACCTATTGTACCCCGTAATTTACAGGGCGGTACTATTGCACAACGTAGGTTCTGGACTAGTCCTACTGCTACATTCTTTGCAGATGTAGCTGGTAGTTTGAATTTCAAGCCAGAGTGGACTAAATCCCCCTTAGCTGTAGAACATATATTGAACTCTTACTTTGGTACGGTGGGAGGATTTGTAATGGACTATATTACTGATCCTGTTTTCAGAGGAATGCTAGAGCTTCCAGATAAGCCTATTGAGCCAGAGGGTAGGCGTTGGCCTTGGGAAGAAGGTGCACTAGGACTAGGTAAGGTGGGTAAGGTATTACCCGTACAAATTAGGTCCGATGCTTTATCCACTACTCGTTCTGTGAATGAATTGTATGATGCATTTAATAAGGCTAAAAGCTTTAAGATTGACTTCGACTCTGTGAAAAATAATCTTGATGGATTTACACAAAAGCACTTTCAAGAGATGATTAAAGACCCAGAGACTATGTTCTTCCTTATTCAATATCCAATGCTTGAAGAGGCTTTATCTAATTTAGCTGATATAAACAAACAGATAAAAAACTTAGCTACGCTTGACCCTGGAGATTTAGCTGCCCGTGATGCCCTGACGCAGATGAAACAAGTAATATCCCGCCAGTTTATGAAAGTATATTATATTCAAAGGAATAGGTTTTCAAGGGAGCAGCAGGG